TCAATGCATTACGAGCAAAAATAGTGGCAAGAATGTTTGCGGTCATCAAAAGAAACGAGAAATATAAACCCATTTTATCATAAATAATTTGGAAAAATCATAGTAGTATGGCAAGTGAGGCATTGAATAAATATATTAAGAAACGTTACGACAGGTGGCTGGATTACGCTAAGTATCACTGCTCACTTGCCGGAATGAGTAGTGAAGCTATTGACGTATTGAACGAGGTAATGTGTATGCTACTTCAAAAGCCTCTGGAACACCTCTCCCGGCTTATGGAAGCCAAGCAAGGTAAATATACCGAACTTGACTGGTATATCCTGCAAATGATAAAGCTGAACGTTACCTCGGATACGTCTCCCTACCGGCATAAATACAAGCCTATCCCGGTAGATGAGAATGTGGATTGGCGAAGACTGAACATTATTGATGAGCCCGATGATAGTATTGACCGTACCGAGTATATCCGGGAACGGATGCAGGATATCCGGGATATGGTCGACCTGTTAGGGTTGTCCGAAAAAGCCAAACGGATCTTCGCTTGGAAATTCTTCGCCGGAGAGTCTTTCGCCGACTGGCCGGGGCCGGAAAGCCGGAAGGAGTTGTATGAGACCTATAAAAGTGTTTTCAATGCGGTGATGGATAAGAAGGATGGGAGGTTGCTATTTTAAATGCCGGGGATTGATAGCTAGGCCATATCAATCCCCGATATTTCATTTATACTCAGTTTAAGATTTCCTCCTCCCAGCGACCCAAATTCAACATATCCCAACGAGGAGTTCCGTCAGACAATTCATTTTCCGATACACCGTATACGGAAAAGCTCTCATTGGCGAACTTGATCCGGGCAATCTCATGGCCTTTCTGGTTCTGCATGTTCATGTGATCACACATACGATCCCAATTTGTGGGAACAATAAACAAGAAAGTAATGTCCTTACCTTTTATGGGTATGTCGATGTTGTAATCCTTAATTTGCTTACGCTTAGAAATAGCTTCTTCAAAGGTCATTGTTTTTTGGGGTAAAGATATAAAAAAAGAGCGTCCGGATATCACTACCCGGGCGCCCCGCCATTAACTATGAATAGGATTCATTCCTTTTTTTTCTTTTCCGTTTCTTCCTTACTTAAAGCAGGAATAGCCTTTTCTAGTTGTTGAAGAATTTCTTTAGACACATTTCTCGATATTCTGTCTGAAATTTCTTCTACTTTCTCTTTTGTTAATAAAGGGTATTCAACATCAGACATCGAATGCTCTTTGCTCAAATATGTTCCTATCATAAGATATTCTCCTTTCTCATTTAAAATAGTTATAAAAAAACTGAGTGTTAAGTTCTGGTTTGAAATAATGTTTTCTATTTATCCAGACAAAACCATCACCTTTGGAAATCACTGCTACATCCACAGGCCCGCCAACTGTTTCTTCACCTGGTTGCATCCTTCTTACAAGTGATGTTAAAGATATAAAACTCTCTGCCATATTAGCCATATCTTCTTTGTCTAAATTAACAACAGTATTCAATAAAGGTTCAGTATAAACCTCACGCATATCTTTGTTTATTTGCAACGTACTCTTTTGGATGATTTTATCAACATCAAGACCTTTGATTGCCAATGAAATATCCTCATTTCCGTGACGTGCATCAATAATATTCGTTATCGTTGTAGAAAAAGATTTCATAGATGCAGCAATAACGTTAGAAATAATATTTTGAAAACTCGGGTTAATACCTCGTACTATTGTTTGTGTAACATCTATTTGAGCGAACGGAATAATCGCTGCTGACGTCCCATGTTCCGATATTTTGGCTGTTTCTTTAAATACATACTTTAAACGACCATCTACGCCAATAGAAACATGAAGACATAACAAAGACGGGTATATTTCATCTTCACCATATCCAACAAATACTAATCCAGTATATATAGATTCTGAAAACTCAGCAGTAAGATAGCAAAAAAAAGATTCAGCTAAAAGTCTATGGTTTAAAATTCTCCTTTCATCGGCATATTGTTTTATATCAGTACCAAACAAAGAAAAGAAATCATTAAACTCGTAAGAATCGAACTCCAAACACTTTTTAGCACTCTTATTGTCAACTAAACATTGACTTAATTTATCCTCTATTAAAGCAGAAGTTAATGATTCGTATTTTATGCCCTCATTTCTACATACTTCAGCACAACATATCTCATAAAATTTATTCAATATGCTCTTTAAAAAAACACGTTGTGTTACATCATCACAAAAGAAATGTCTTTTGTGCAGAAAATCTATAAAATCATTTACATACCCGTCCAACTGCGAAAAATTCTTTTCTCCTAAATATTTGCGATATTCTTTAATGATAATATCCCAGGGGACTCCCATAAAAGAGGCATTATTATAAGTCATTACAGCAACTGGATGATATTTGGAAACAGTGAAAATTTTATTTGCGCAATTCACCACTTTATGAGTGTCTCCCATAGTAACGGCACTATCTGCTGCAATAGCAACAGCGTGTTTGTTTAAAACTCCAACTATAGCTGTCATATCTAAAAATAAGTTGTTATCAGATGCAAAATAACAATATATTTCTCTTCCCACAACACTTGATTAATATTTAATAACATGTTTTGCAACACGCCCTATATCTCTTGGCGTGAATCATATTGACAATATTTCTGATTTATACACATAACCGCCCTACCCTCACGAACAAGACGGCTGCATTAGTATTGATATCAAACAAACTCACCATATTTTATAATAAACCCCCACTCCGACATAAGGAGATAAACCAGATCGCCCGATACCATACCACCAATGAGTCCCAGTCCCCACCTACGAACCGTTTTTTTCACATATGTAGGAAATTATTTTGGAAATTATAATCAAAACACTAAAAAAGCGCTTATCCCCCAAAAGGATAAACGCTAATACAATAAAGCCATATAAGTTAAAGAAAATTTAACCTCACTACACGCCTTAAATCATAAGTTGCATCCTAGGCTTTCTTCTACCAAATTTATTCTGGATCTCTGGCACATCATAGTAATAAGAAACCTTACTTTCTGTTAGATGTAATATATCCAATAATTCTTTTTCAGTATAATCGAGTGAAGAAAAATACAATTCAAACACCCTATTCAACAAAGTAGGTTCTTGCATATCAAACTCATAAGGTTCTTCCTGAGCCCAGTGATTCGCATTATATCTCATCATCCAACGACTTTGTTGATCTTTAGTTATGCAAGATAACATTCGTGAGCGAGTTATTAAAGCCTTTATTGAAACCTTCCAATAGGCCTTTAAACTAAAAAGTTTTTGAAAAGTCAAATTGTACAGTTGATTTTTTATTTGTTGTTCCGGCATAAGAAATTCGGAGGCAAATATATTTGCTTCATCTTCAACATCTCTTTTGTCTGATACCATATATTTATAATGCATAATAAGATGACCAAGTTCATGACAAAGAGTAAATACTTTCCTAGAATTTGATATATTTTTATTTATCAATATCACAGGTATACCTTTCTTTGTAATAAAAGAAACACCATCAATCCTTATAGAAAAAGGAGGTATAAAATAATTTATAATAACTCCCATCCTTTGTATTGTCTCAATAACATTTCGAATAGGACCACTGTCTATCCCAAAAAAAGAACGTATTTTCTCCGCAACTCTCTTTGGAGAGATCTCCTCTGCTTCCAAATCTATATATTGCAACTTGACTTTCATATCTATAGCATCGAATAGAGTATCAATATTTTCAGCTATAATCGTCATCTGAGCTTCAAAAGCAAGTTTAGGTTTTATATTTATACCTAAATTACGTCTATAATAATACTCCTTTATATATGGAGTCATTCCAGATTGAACTTTAAAAAATGAAATAGGGTATCCTAAAAAGGATGCTATCTCTTCAATTATCTCATCCGTTGCCAAAGCAAGGCGATTTTCGATCTTGTTCAATTTACTTTGTGAAACCCCTTTTAAATGTCCCGCAAGTTGATTCTGACTATAACCCTCGCTCTCACGGGCAAGACGAATTCTATCTGGATTATATTCAATCATTTTAGTTTACCTTTCTTTCTTTGATTTTAACCATATCTTCTTTTGCTGTGCAAATATCATCAGAATTTGTGTCATTATAAACAATTTTTTCAATTTTTTCTTGAGATTTAGATGCAGGTTCAATCTCTGCGATCCAATAAGAAGAACTTGAGCCACTTGTTATAGAAGCACACACGCCTCCAACCATTCCTTCATCATTATATCGAGGACCTAAAAAAAGACATGGCAACTTCTCATCGTTCAACATTCTTCTTCTTGAGGCTTGTGATTCATTATAAGCAGGGAGTCCTTCCTTACTCAATTTCTTGATATATATCGACATAACACCTTCTAAAATAAAATATTCACATTGATAGTAATGCGCTTTCTTTAATTTCAACTCGCCTCTATCTATAGCTGAAACAATATTGATCTTTATAAGTTGTGTCAATGTATACGCAAAATACGTTTTGTCCTCATACAATCTAGGTTCAGGATCACTAACTACTCTGGCCTCCATATCTTTCTTTGTCTGTTCTATGATACCTGCAAGCTCCTTTAACACATTCATATTTTCATGAACCAAATTAATGGTAGACTCGTTTCTTCCTTTAAAAAAAGACAACTGTTTAATATTTTCACCTTTCATTCCTTGCTGTTTTTTAACATTTGCGCAAATATAATATTTTTTATTCAATATCTATTCATTTGTTATTTATTTTTCATTCAACAAACAAAAAAAACCGTCCCACCTTGACAAGCGAGACGGAAGTGGATATACAAACCTTAAACTAATACCTTCATTGATAATAACCGGATCATAAGATAAAAGGTTTACGCATTTGATGAAATTCATATCCTGCGATATGAGATCATCCCTTTCGTTTTGCGAGCCACGCTATTATTGCGGCTATAATTCCTCCGATCACAAGAAACCACCAGGCCCTAGATGAGATAGGGCGTGTATCCCTCTCGATATTTTCCTTGATTCTCTCGTCATCCGTGGAAGAGATATCCTCGCTCTTGAGCCTCGTTGCCTCTAATCCCGCATGGGTAGTCTTATCCACCCGCTCATCTTTTTCCTTGTTAAGATCAATATCCGTAGTCCTGACCGGATACTGGTTTCCTATGCTATCTGGATCCGACCACTCGACAATCAAGATATGGGCGTTCAGCCTCTCGTTAGATAATATCCGCTCAATGCCCGAAAGGCTGTCCCTCATGAAAACGCTATCCGATAGGATCACGCTAGATGTTGCGTGCCTCTCCATGTCCGTAGACTTCCTGGAAGTTCCACAGGCACAGAGAAGGCATAATAATATAACGAACCATATTTTCATAGCAGGTTCCACCCGGCTATAACATCCGACATATCCGCTTCTCTCCCATTCTCAAAACGGCTCATCCCTGCCACTATCCGAATCATCAGTTCCCGATTATTTACATTGATCGGATCGTCAGCCGGGATTCCAGCGTAGTCAGATACAAATTGGATGTACTTTTCCGTATGGTTCTCCTTCGGCGGAGCCCATCTTCCTATCATCTTGCGGATCGTATCCAGCTTATAGTTCCGGTAATAGTTAGACAGGATCTTGAAGATCGCCCTGTAACCGTATGCCATCGATTTAAATTGCTTGAACTCTTTGTCTGAGCTTGTCTTCTCGCCTTGGAAGACATCGCTGTTCCTCCTGATGTTCCCGGGGTTGTTGTTTCTCAACCCTCTGGGCAGACTACTATTTCTCATTTTCCACTCCCCTTATTTATATAATCAACAACCGCTTTCGCTATCTCCTCCGGATCAGTCCGGTGCTTGGCGATCTCTCCGGCCAGCATCAACACTTGCTGGTAATCGCTTCTTACCTTGTCCTCGGCTTTCTCGAAGATGCTTTTTACCTCGATACAGCCCAGCCCTATCGCGCCGATCAATGTTATGACAGGGAAGATCGGGATATGATAGCCGTAGTAGCCATCAAGGTACCAAACACCTCCCATCTGCATGCAGTCAACTACAGTCAACGCTATGAGCAAGTTGTAATACCTCGCCAACTTGTCAACCGTCCGCTTGAAACCGTAGCTCGATCTCACCTCACCCCTTCGCTTTGCCTTCCTCACGCCGCTCCACAGATCAGCGCCTACGACCATGAACACCAGCATGTACAGCCCGAAGACTATCCACGCAACGATAAAAACCTCCTCAAATCCTTTCATCTCGTTTTCTTTTAATATATACGGGGGCTTTTATTTGCCCGCCCCCGATAAAGGCCTATAATATTTTCTATCTGTTCTCCAGCTCTTCCACCCTCTTCTCAAGTGCCTTGACCTTGGCGTGCAGCTCCTTGATCCCGTTGATCCCGAAGGCGGTCAGCATCTGGATGTAATCGACTCCGTAATAAGAATCATCATTGTCCGGTGTGATAAGATGGACGGCTTCCGGAAGCACCTCACGCACGGCTTGCGCCGACACGCCGATGCGAGGGATCTTGTCCTCGTCCTCCTTCATCGTGTAGTAGAAGGCGGATATACCCTCCAGCTTATCCAGCACGTCCGGGATATCGAAGAAGACGCTCTTCAGGCGGATATCGGACGAGGTCAAGCCCTGGTAATTGGTGATATACACATGGGCCGTGCTTGCGGCGTCCTTGTTGATGTACAGGTTGGCTATATTCCCGGGACTGTTCCAGCCATAGATACCGTTGCCGTTATCGATCCGTACCCCCAAGAACGGGTATCTCCCGCCCGGGGCGTTAAATACGACCCCCGTGCCCTCCCTGTACAACACTTTCTCTACCCCCATGTCATAAAAATAGGGGCCGAATCCTTCAAAGAAGACACCTCCCCATGAGCTACGGTCTCCGAACTGGCCGGCGAACTGCGTGATCTTCCCGATAGTCAACATTTGCGGAAAGGTGATTTGTGTACGATCCGAGACGGACGTATCCACGGCCAGTGACCCGTTCGTGATGGTGAAGTTTCCGATCCTTGCCAAGTTCGCGAAGATCTCCTCCACGTCAATCTCCGAGGCCGCTATCTTTCGTGCCATCAGCAAATCGGTCGCCACGCTGGAGAAATTCGCCCCGAAGGTGTCCCAATAGGCGGTATTGGTCGGATGTTTTCCCTTGAAGGTAGGCTCGTTGTCATCCACCTTCGCCACATAATACGCACGTGTACCATCGCTATTCTTGATCGATACGACATCCGTTATCAGCGAGCTGCCGTTATAGGTAGTACTTGAGTCGTAATCGCCACGGTAGGTGCAGCGGGGGCCACGGTCACCACGAGGACCTTGCGCGCCATCCTTGCCGTCCGCCCCATCGATCCCGTCCCTTCCGTCCGATCCGTTCGCTCCAGGCTTGCCGTCCTCACCCTTCACGACTAGCTCCTTCCAGAACCTCGTGTTCGTGGGAGCGACGCCGGGAGTGGTTTGCGAGGTACATTTATACACGTTACCGTCGTAAGATACCTTGTCGCCGGGATAATAGACGAGCGATTCGGAGTAAGTACCCCGATCCACCTCCGGATAGTCGATCTCACCAGAGGGCGATTGATAGATACTGCCTTTCAGTACTAGGCCTTTCTGTTGGTCGTACGAGAGGAAGGCGTTGTCATCGCCGATCCGGAACGCCTTGGAGAGCATGTCCCAATATTGCGTGCCGTCCGTGTTAATGATCTTGTTCAGCCGCATCCATCCCGGGCCGATCTCGCTGAAGCCGTAAAGCGTGGAGAAACTACGCTGGCCATCCACCTCGGTGCTCAACGCGCCACAAAGGAGGTTGTAATACGAGCCGTCGTCCAAGTCCATCGGCTCCTTGCTGAGAAGGAAAGAGCCGGACGATCCCGACTTGGCGCAGCGGGCGTACAGGTACATGGCCTCCGTGTCATCTCCCAGATAGGGAGACGTATAGGCCGCCACGTTCCAGTACTTGTACTCCGTCACCTTGTGGGAGGGGGCGAGCGAGTCTATCCCCAACGTCATGTGCTGCAAGATCCCGGAGGGGGTGGCAAGCGTACGTTTCCGCTGGTCATACGTGAAGGCGTGATCCACCTCGGTGACCGCCTGTCCGTCCTCCGTGGGAATACGGTTGACGAAACGGAACTGCAACGACTCATGTCCCACCAATACCGACATGGTGCGAAGCCACGACATCGCCTGCCCCTTGCCGTAATCCTTGAACGCTCTCTCCAGCATCCCCTGCATCTCCACCGCGTCACGCCAACGGCGAAGGGTGAACGATACGGCCTGCTTGTGCCGTGTCTCGTTCGTCACCTCCTCGCTCTCCAGCTTGCCCAGCTCATCGGACAGGAAACCGCCTACCGGCGTGTTGGATAGCTCAAGCTCCGGACTGTGGGGCCTATTAATGTGATCCCTCACCCCGGTGACCCGGATCAGGATACCGTCCGGCTGGAACTGGGGATCGCTGAAATCGACATAACCGCCGGGTGCCAGCTTGGCGCCGATCGCCAACCAATTCTTCTTGGCCCATATGCCGTCCAGCTCTCCGCTGAATGTGAATTGCCGCTCCTCACGCTCGTACAGGTAGCGTACCGCCTCCCGGAACATGTCCCAGCTCGCCCCGGTCTTGGCGGCGTTGTCGCATACGTAGGCTGTGGGAAGGGATATGTTAAAGACGGCGTACTTGTCTCCCACCTCCGGATACAGGGACGAGTTGGGAAGATCCATGCCGTCCTGCTCAGCCGGTACGATCTCGAACTTACGACCGTCATGTATGTACTTTACGTCGAACTCACGGCCCGCCAGACGGCCTGTCTGGAAAATAACCGTCATGGTCTGACCGGCGATTAGGCAATCCTCGAAATTGAGGTTGGCGGGAACCGATGAGTCATAGAAGTTGTAGAACGTGACATCGTTCCCGTCCGTGTCCTCGCCCGGCTCCGTGTCGGTCTCGCTCACCGTGCCAACCCTGGATGGATATATATCGCTGGCATCGTAGCTGTCCTCATTATAAGAGGAAAGGGGCCTGTCCGCACGAGTGACATACATCCCGTCCTTGTCGGTCTTGTAGCGTCTGCCTTGATAGGAAAGCTCCTGCGACTTGGGGAGCAGCAAGGTCTGGCTGCCATAGGCCGAGTAATCGATATTCCGCTCACCGCCTTGCACGTACAATATCTCCACGGGGAGGTTGTCGCCTTGGTTCGCACGACCTACACCCGGAAGGAAACCGTTTCCCTTGCCATAGCTGAGAGCGACCGGGGCATCCTTGAAGTACTCCACCTTGCGCAAGTGAACTGTCTTTCCGACGATCTCGAACTCCGTGTCGAACTCCTCGGCCAAACGCCCCAATACAGCCCAGCATTTCTCATGGTTGAACGACAACAGTTTCTCCGGGGCCTCGATCACCGTACCGACCGTCCAGCCGGAATCATAAAGATTCAAGTTGTCCACCAGCAGCTCCATGAACATCCCCGGCGTGGCCGTCATGACGAACTTGAGCTTGTACGGCTTGTCGGACAACAGCTTGTACTTATATTTTTTCAGGATCTCCTCGTTGCCGCCGAAGGTGACGGTATAGTCGAGGACCCTCGTGCCCTCCTTCTTGAAATCCGAAGGGTACCACAGCGTGTACCTTTCCCCCTGGTACTCGATATACGCCCCGGTGGGCAGCTCCACGTGATCCACTAGGGAGTAACGCAGCTCCACCTTCTTCGCTTGCGCTATCGCCCGGTAACGATAGCTGTCATCGTCCACCGGGATGTCAAGCAATACCTCGCCTGTCTTATCATAGATACGCATCTCGAACGGTATTTAAAGGGTGTTCGAGACGCTTTCGGGCATACCCAGCAAGGCACGTACCCTCGCCTTGCAGTCGTTACGGTAACGTTCCAGACAGGCGAACTCGGCCTCAAACTCGGCCTTTCTCTCATTATCCGAGCTCAATTTATTCAGCGTTATCGCCTCTACCCGATCGGCGGAATACTCTCTCCGGATCAATCCGGACACGAGACTGTCATAACTTGCGGAAGTAGCCTCTATCAGCGTACCGCCATCCTCGCACGTGCCGGTATAGGCGTAAGCCACGCGGGGCTCCGGTTCCGGTTCGCCCCCGTGGCCCTCCGAAACGTGGTTCTCCAGGACCTCCTCGTTCAGGTATAGCAGGTAATGGTTGTCATCGTATTTTACGAATGTCTTTCTCTCCGTGTAAATCGCTCTTGTCTCCATATATTTAAATGTTTTTTAGCCGACCCGGGAGGATCGGCCAAGAGCGATCCCTACGGGTCAAGTGAACCTGAAAAATTTCTTACCGAACTTGTTGGTGAGCACCTTTATCACGGTATCCACCGGCAAGTCCTCGTGAGAGAAGTCCGTGAGCGCCTGGTCGATCAAGACGGCGGAACCGGTGAAAGCGTAACGCTCCTCGCCTTTCCATCGGAAACGTATGGCGAGGCACTTCTTTGGCGTGCCGTCCTCGTTTCTCTCGATCTTGCTATCCTCAATCTTATAATCGATCAACTCGATCAGCCTGTCCTCCTCGGGGCCTCTCCGGTCCTCCGGTATCCGGGTATCATAAAGTATATCCTCGAATCTCATTTTCCGGTCGGCCGGGAGATCCTCCCACGGACTTTTTTTATTCCTTATCACCTGTCCCAGTCTTTTCCTTGGTGTTTCCATTCCTAATTTATTTAATAGATTACTCGTATCAGCGTGTTGAATGAAGCCTATACGGGAAGAGGCCCTCTTCCTTATCTCCTCGTCCGGCAAACCCTTCTTTCTCAATCTCGCTATCTGGCGGCAGAGAGCCACCTTGTTACGTTTCCGGACACGGACGTGATCCGGGAAATGCACGTATCCCCCCGTATCGACACCGTCCGTCACGTGCCCGATCTTCCATCTCGGGTTAAGACCGATCCTAAGCTCGTTAGCGTAATAAAGACCGATCCACTCGATGACAAGGTGCAAGAATACGGTGTCCTCATGCAGTATCAGGACATCATCGGCGAGACGGTAGCAGAAATCCAGACGGTTCAGATATCCCTTGAACCTGTCCGAGAGATATTGGATCCCTTTGGATAACTCCTCATAATCATGTTCTGTTTTGGCCGTCGCGATACTTTCCTCGATATATCTTTTCGTGTAGTACTCAACCAAAGCCGGGCATTCCCCGACATGGAAGCACCGCTTCAAATCGTGATCGAAAAGATAAAGATAGACAAGCGAGAAGAACTGCGCCAGCTTCGTGCCGGGGAACATACCGGTATCCCCCTCGACGCTATCGATGATCTCATCAAGCCTTCGCAATAAATGATTATCCTTGATACGTGTCCTGAGCTGGCTTTTCAGTACCGGGTGATTGACGGTCGGATAGAAGTGGTGGATATCGCACAGGAGATAGTCGGTGGTACGTTCCGGATATTTTCTTAAGACCTTCCGGATCATCCTCATGTAGGCGTGGGGACCGCGTCCTCTCACCCCTCCGTAGGTATACGCGGAGAAGGATCTCGTAAAATAATCCTCCACCTCATTGAGCATCGCCCAGTGCTGGACATGATCCGGGAAAGGGAGCATCCCGATAAGACGTTTTTTCGGCTCATGGACGGTCATGAAACGATACGGGGAGGTTACGAACGTCCCGTTTTCAAAAGAGTATAGGAGATCGGAAAGGTTCTTTTCCAAGTCCGCCTCGAACTTTATTATGGCCTTTTTGCCATGCTTGTTCTTGCTGGCATGATCAAAAGCCTTGTAATAGTTTTCTTTCCGGGCTATATCCCCGGAAAAGTCACCTTTTCTCCTCATGGTGTCCCAAGTGTCTTTTAGTGTCCAGTGTCTGCAATCGCCATCAGGTCATGAGCCGTCGGTTTATCAACCTACCGGGACTATACCCTTAGCCTTGATTTTTTGTCCAGTGACAGGGTCTCTCCTCCACTTCTTCTTACTGAATAAATCAGCGGCGTATCCTAGGGGCGACGACCAGTTCACGTTAGCGTTCGAGACCGCATTGTTACCATTGAGGTACGCTAAGCCGGCATTAGCACCGTTGTTCGCATGACCACGACGGAACGGACAGCGAAGGCCGGAACTG